CGGGTTAACCACCGCATCAGTTATAGTAGCCGGGTAAATGGTTTGTCCGCCCTTGGTCAGTTTATGCATTTTTGCCATAATATCTCCTGTTTTTAGCCTAAGTTCCGCCGGAACTTGGACTGTTGTTATTTTATGTAATTATTTATTAACTATTAAAATCACTCAGCACATCATCATACTCCTTATCTGACAGAGATACGCTCTGCACCGCATTGTATACGGCATAATCCGGATAGGGCATGATCTCCGCTGTGCTCTCATCCGTCTTTCCAGTAGTCAGCACAATCCCTGTATCTTCAATAGATACAAGGTTGCAGATACCATCCCTAAAGTCGGTATCAGAGATGAAGTATTCTCGTTTGACCTTCAATATACCGGGGGAGAAACCGGGGTTGTCAAAAGCGACAAGCAGACTGCCATCTTCCATACGGCTGCAACCCACATACTCTTGTCCGTCAAAAGAGGCTATAAACTTTCCCTTAAACGGATTGAAGTAAGTAAACCGGAAGGGAGTTGATATGTCTCCATTCAGGTTCTTCTCTATAATTTTAAAATCAGACTGGTAATTAATTTTCATAACTATAATATTGATGTAACATCGTCTATCTCCTCGGCTTTCAAGATGCCGGAAAGGTCAACACTTCCACCGCCTCCGGTTGTTCCTGTATCACTCCAAACGCCTCTCGTCTTACATTGATACAGAGGACCCGGTATGGTATCCCCCACAACTGCCCAGTCACCCACAACAGGAGATGGGACAGCAGCCTGCAATGCTTCTACTGTCGAAAACAATCCCTTGTTGCGGACACTGTTCTGCTTGACCTTATCAATCTCGGTAGAAGTCTTACTAAAATTGTAGTTAAGCCGATCTGCCGCCTCACTCCAAGTACCTGTTTTATTAATACTATTAAGTTCCATATCACTTTCTTACCTTTAACACTCCATTTGTCACTATTCCTTCAAGTGTTTCATATTCCACATATACCTGCCCGGAGCTGACGTTATCTTTAGACGGCCAATTACTGCATTCAATATTTGCCACATATTTAGACACAGCCCCCCCGTCATATACCGGTTTCATCCCAACCAACAGAGTTTCGCCTTTAGAGCCATAGAAAGAAACGTTATTGGGAGTAAGAATAATATCCGTATTTTCCACATGATTCTGTATTCTGATACGTTCCGGATATACAGTCGTTTCTTGTATCAATTGGTCCCCTACATATTTCCGTAGAATCAAATCACCATACTCCCATCCGTCTGATGATGTGTCGAACCTTAATATCAAGGTGGCATGTCCTTCAGTCGTGTACATTTCAAGAGTATTTTTATCCGGATCAATGACAATGCGTTTCCCGTCAACAGATGTTTCTACTTTTCCGCGGAAAAATCCGCCCAAGGCTTCAACCACACCTCTGAACTTACCACCCAAGGCATAAATATAGCCACGAAGGAACGTATCGCCACCATGAGTGGCAACAAAGTTCGCCATATTCGCCCATTCCGTATCTGTGGGCTGGTAATCGGGGCCATTACGAAACCTCATCACGGTTCTAATAGCCTGTTCAAGTTTTCCTCCTGCCCAAAATGCTACATCATCATCATCATTGTATATGCCGCTAACTCCGGCTGTGACCTTTTGCATCTTACCATCCTTGTAGTTGCCCAGTTGAATCATATTGGCAAGAATCAGACCACCAAGAATATCCACAGATCCATCCTTAATCGCGCTGGCGATATAATTGATTGACTGAAAACCGGCTGTTGCCTTGTCGTTATCCAAAATGGACGGTTTCCAGTCTGTGGCAATGGTTCCTCTTTCTAACTGAAGATCACAAACGGTTGCGGTACCACTGATGAGAAATATACCACTGCCATTGAAGGTAATCTTATGGGTATATCTCTGATAAGAGGATGTGAGAGGCTGAGAAACACTGAAAGAGCCGCACGAAACAGACACAGACGTACCCTTTGCTTTATAACTGATAACATAACTTTCTCCTTTAATCAATGATACAGATTGGGACAAACTACCGATTGCAGCAGAGTACCCAGAGCCGGCAGCACTATCTGCGGATACGGTAGCCACTCCCGTCCAATATTCCAGTTGCTTGCTAAAAAGTTCGGTATCCGCCGATAACTTGGTAGCGGCAGACAGGTCCTCTGTTTCATAATCTCCAGTAAACCCGGAGTTACGCAACAGATTGACACTTCCGACAGCCGCATTGTCTATCGCATCCTTGGCCTCTTGGGCAAGATCTGCGGCCGCCTGTATCTCATCCGGCAAGCCTTCCATATTCTTCCATCCGGTGGAGCCTTTTTCGATGTGGAACATACCCTTGATATCAACACCTTTATCCTGAGTGTATTCCATGTAAGTGGTCCGGTCCTTGTCACCAATGTACGTATCTCCGTACACCTTCATCCGGGCCTTGCCGGTAGACCTGTCAAAATCAAAAGAAATGACATCTTTCCCGGTCAAGGTAAAATCATTAATACCCTGATACATGATGATGGACGGAGAAACTTCGTTCACCGAAGAGAGAATTATCGCCGCCTGTCTGGTGATATCAGTCTTATGGCCCAATCCCACGATATCATCACCTGCCACCGGAACATCGTTCTCGACATTAGGATCACACACGGTCTTGGACAGGTCTATATAATTCTCACCTACTGCTGTGACCAACCGCCAGTAATAGCGGTTGCCGACATGATGCGAAATGCCTGTCTTGATATTGCACTCCTGTGCGATGGCGAGAGATCCCGGAGTAAACTGGTTCTCTATCTCAATTCCGTCTTCCTCTTCCTTGAAATAACAACGGTAGACATCATCCAACTCATCCACACGGTTGCATTTCATGCCTGCATGGGAAATCACCTGCTCGCCACCTACATACGTCTTCTTCTTTACTTCAAGCTCGTCAAAAACGGCTTTGACCTTGACATACAGATAATCAACAACAGCCTGTGACATACCGTTCTCAAGTACAGTAATTCCACTACCGTTCTTACCTATCAAAAGACCTTTTAAAAAAGTGATCAGCTCATTAGCGATATCTTCTTTATCTTTACGAAGGAAGTATTTGGAAAGTTCCTCTATATTTGCACTTCCCGATATGGCAACAACCCGGTCTTTATTGGTCCTTATGTAAATAGAAGGATTCTTATCATCATTATGTATGTATATCTCACCCTCATTCAACCCTTCCAATCGCTTTTCAAATGATGGGGATATTTTCGGTATAATCGGATTTCCTTCTGCATCCGTTTCCGAACCGTACCACAATATCTTTATAGGATGATTTCTAGCCATGATTACACATAATTTTCATTAACAAAAGCAGCTTGCGCCTTCTTGTATTTTAACACATCGTCCTCTTCAGGATTAGTTAGCAAAAATGCTATACCTGAAGAAGAAGTTGCGATCTCAGTTTTGCCTCCGATCCCAGCAATATCGTTTTCTCTAGGGCGTAAAGTCACTTTATATATAAACATCTGTTTTTTACCTATTGTATCCAGCTTTTCCGGGACAGAATCCCCTTCCCGTACATACAAATTACCGTCTATGTTAACGTGAGAAAGGCAAAGTAACTTATTTATGAACTCCGCTATATAATACGGAACACCACGACTTGTCCCAAATACAAAATCAAATGTCTTATAAGGAAGAGAATACATTTCTATTATCTCCTGCTTCTGGTTCACGAACTGTTCGTTCTCAACTTTTAAATCTACCCCATCCGGTTTGAATCCTCCTATTATTCTGAACTGAAACATCTGCTGAACATCATCAATCCAGAATATATTATCAAATGCAGAATTATTATCCTTATGGGAATATTCAATCAATATAGAATCACCTATATTCTCACACACACAGAATTCCTCACATTCCTTATCGCCTATAGTTACTGTATATATCCCCTCCGAAGGAGATAATGAGGCATAATACATCTTAACGCTTTCATTAACATCATAAGTGAGCAGTGCTATTGACGAGGAGATATTGCCAATCTTATCATTCAAAAAGGCCAAAGGTATTTCGCCATTATCGCAGAAAATTTGCAGCAAAATGTTGTCTGACAAGGAAAATACTTGTCTGAAACATCCTGCATTTGAATATTTATATTTCAGCGGTTTGAAGAATAACGGGCAAACATCTCCGATTGATATCATGGTCTTTTCGTTAGTTTCTAGCAGCTTGAGACTTCACAAGCTTTCATTGCAAATATAATAATTAAAAATTGAATCTTTATAAAGAATTAGAATTTTTCACAATCAAAGTTACCTTTGAACTTTGTGATTTTGTGAAATTGTAATCAGCCTGCTGATAATATCCCTGTATAACCTTGCCTTGATGTTCAAATTCAACAATTCCTGTAAGATCTTCCGGAAGCTCTACATCCGAAGTTTCAAATTCTACTTCCGCCACAGTAAACATCCTTTTTGAAAGAATTATATCCCTACTTTCCCCCATTCCATCAATACCCACATCACTATTACCATCTGATGACGCAAAAGTAAGCATCTCAACAGATGAGCCGATGTATGCTTCATTGGCCAAAACCATAGAAGAAGGGGAAAACATGGCATTGAACATTGTGTCAGGGCTGAGAACGCCACCCATAAGATAATCCCTGTTCAATATATACTTAAGTCCAGACGAATCAGATTTTACCCCTACCATAAATAAATCAGTGTCATTTTCGTTGTCTGTAGTATCTTCACCTATCTTGTCAGCAAGGAACTCTATGCCGTATGCGTCCGCACGGTATGGAGATATCATTTCAAGGCTATTGTCCGTCATGGTCACGCCTGTGGTATATTCATTCGTAAAACGGAACTCATCCTTTCCATTAGCCGTGTCGTAATCCTGTTTGTCAAAGCCTATCCGTATCCGAGAATACACCAATGCAGAATTAACCTTCATCTCATAATCAGATAAATCATCTATCCTTTTGACAACATCATCCGAGAAGTATTTGCTTCTATGCCGAAAAGTTACTGTATTCCCGGATATGTCGTAAGCATAACCAAACACATAACTCATCCAGTTTGCAAATTTGGTGAAGGATGTATATATTTTGGCTCCAGGAATCTTACGGGCTGATTCAGCCGCCAAGAGCATACAATTATCAAGCCTTCTATCTCCTGTCCCCTCAATCACTCCAGTCAAACCATCTTTCTCTCCATTAATACTTTTAAGCAATCTGTTCAGCAATGTATCGGGCTTTATAACATCCATCTCAACAGGGTTTATTCGATTTTTCCATGATGCTTTAAAATAACTTGATGTTGAGACTTTGTATGGCAAATCCGGCAATACAGGTACAATCTCTTCTTTCTCATTGACATACATAGCTCTCACTATTATTTTATCATTATGCAAAAGACTTATATTGTACGATTCCGAAACCTTCTTTTCCACTGGCGTTTCTGATTCTGTCGTAAGTTCAAAACTTCCTATCACCGTTTCCGTAGTCACCGCTTCCCCATTACTATCAATCTCATTACTTATCTTCATAATCTGGAGCCTCACACCTCTTACATCATATCCCAAAGCACCAGACTGATATTTCCTAAACACAAACATATCAATATTAAACTCTATATTTATCCTAATTGATTTCAGAGCCTTTATCGAATATACATCATCACCACCTACTGTTTGATCATTAAATTCAAGAGACCCCTTTATTAAGGAATCACTGGCAGTTATATATATTGGCATTGGTGACATTTTCTTGCTGAAATAAACATTAATAAGAGTGTCATCGTCTTCCAATGTATCACCTGTAGGAATCCATTTTGCTGATTCTGAAAGTTCAAGTCCGTCATAAACAAGAGGAATGGGGCTTTTCACCTCTTCGACCGAATATTCATATTGAGTTCCTTTTTTTGACTTTATCATGGACGCCACGCTATCATCCACGGCATTTATCTGTAAGATACGACCATTATCCTGCAATGTAGAAAAATTGAGAGCGCAACTAAACCGTTCATTATACAACCAACTGTTATTTCTTGTACTTATTATTATTGAGGCAGAAGCATTCAAATAATCTTCATCATATTGTTTTAACAGCAATTTTCTAGCATCCCCAGCAAAAGAAAATTTGTTGGAAAATGTACGGATAACACCGTCATAGTCATTTCTCTTGAAACTAGCCTTCACCTCGTCCCAATTTTCAAGATCATCAGTAACCCTGTACTTCAGACCATTTATAAGTAACTCACATCGATAATACATAATTATTTCGTTTTACGATTCAACCCATCGATTTCGTCACATGTCTGCCTTACAAGACAGGCATAAGATCCGGCGGTCCATTCTTTCGGATTGATATACATCTTATTATACTTCCCAATAGCGACAACTTCATTTATAAATCCACGTTTTGTAGGCTTCTCCTTCAGTTCCTCATTCTTTTCCTTACTTATCTTATCCAAATCATATTGTGCACGGGAATTTAATGCGGATATTCTAGCATTCATAGCCATTACATCACCTTTTTTACACGAATAACCTATCTTCATCAGAATATCACGCACCTCATCATACATTTTCAACTTCATCATGTTCTCACATGCCTTCATGCACTCCACAGTCATTGCAAGATTCATACGCTCATTACAATTCAATATCTCAGAGAACAACTGTTTGCTCCCGACAATTTCTACATAGTCATTGATAATTTTTGCCGATACAGCCCCTTTGTCCTCACCGTCAAATTCAATAGTATTGCTATCATTGGTATAAATCTCTATAAAAACGGACAAGGGAAGTTCATATATGTCACTTGTATACCTCATAATCAGATACTTTTTGAAAATTGCTGATAATTGTTTTCTCTTATCGCCTTGGCTAATTTTGCAAATCCTATCTGCTGTGATTTTTCCAGATGCCCTATCTTTTTCTCCAGTTCACTATAATCATTAACTATTGATACAGGAGGAAGATCGTTTTCGCTTCTATATGCCATAAGACCATCAAAATCATTTGCATGAGCCTTTATCCTGTCCATATCCACTGCATAAGGTATAACCTTCGCACCTTTAGGGATGTCAACCAAAGTAGGGACAGACGGAGTAATATACGCTCCTTTTTCAGTAACGATTGTTTCAGGGACACCACCATCACCCACTACAGCCAATCCGCCTTTATGCGAATCAGTACCCTTGGCATACTTCGGAATAGGAGTCGCTATAATAGTAGCAAGCTGTATCGCTCCCATAGCACCTAGAGCAGCTATCATAGGTATTGCAGCAGGGAAGCCCAATTGTTTTATCGTCTGCAAAATACCACCTGCTATCTGTATAGCCGCCTCAGCTATACTGGTAGCTTTCTCAAACTTTGCCTGTTTTGTTCTTAATGCAGCTTTTTTCTTCTCCAATTCGGCATTCTTTTGTGCCGTTTTATCTTCCGCCGCACGTTTACGCGCTTCGGCTTCTTCAGTTGTTATAGCACCTCTTTCTTCTAAAGCCTCTATACGGGAAATTTCCTCTTCACCTGCTTTCTCATTCGCTTCCTGTTCAGCCTCAATAGCTTCAATCTGGCGATCATAAATGGATGATATCATTTCACCAATTCCACTAACCATAGAAGCCCACATCTCGGTAGTTCTTTCCATCTTCTCACCGTCTGTAAGTTCTTTCCAAACACCCGATATCTTATCAGACATAATACTGAATCCCTTATCCATCCCATCAAATATACCGGCAAACGGGCTATCGATATCCGATGCAAGATCTTTCAATGCAGAAGAATAACCTTTCAACACTTCAAAATTCCTTCGTGTGATATCCTGTTGCTCTTCCGCTTTTTTCAACTGATCATCCGCATTTATAGAACCTATCTCTGCTTCCATAGCCTTTATGGATTCTCTCAGCATTTCAATTTGTTGCTTGCTTACCACGCCCGATGCTTCCGCTATCTCAATCATTTTTTCAGCAGCATCTATCTGTATCTGTAATTGCTCGTTTGCGGCTTTCCGCTCCAGTTCACGCATGGCTTCATCGTATTCTTTTCGCGATAGCAGCCCTTTTGAATAATTTTCTGTTATAATGTTTTCAAGTTCCTTATATCCAGTACTTGTAGCTGCTATACGGAGAGATGATTGTTCCTCTTCCAGTCTGAGCATCTCATCAGTATACTTTTTCTTTTCCTCGATCCTTTTTTTCTCAGCCTCTGCCAACTTCTTAGCATATTCCTCATTCTCTTTCGCTATCTTCTGCATTCTCTCTTGCCCCAACATTTCCCGAAGTTTGTTCTCTTCCTCAGAATATCCCTTTACAGCTGCTATCTGGTCTTTATATTCTTTCTCTATGGCAGCAAGACTACGTTCATGCTCATCTTTAATGAGAGAAACGGACAAGTCAGCCATTTTATTCCTAAGATTCTCCATGTATTGCGCTAAATCATCCGATGCTTTATCGGCAGAATGAGGATTAAATGTAACATCTCCAATGTTAATAGAATTTGCCATATCTCTACTAGCCTTATCTACTTGATATAGCTGATTTAATAAAGAACCTATTTCTTTATCCAAGTCTTCAACCTGCTTGTTTAACTTCCCATACATGTCTCTAGCTGTATCCATAGCTGCCCCTTGACTGGATTCATATTGTGCTTTCATCTGATCTCTAGCAGATTCAAGTTTCGCACGTTTTTCTTCTTTTTCTGCCAACTGATCTTCCAAGTCTAATTTTTGTTTAGCCTGTTCTACAAGCCGATCTTGCACAGCTCTAGCTTTAGCCGAAGCTAATATGGCATTAGATAACCTTTGATAACTATCAGCCGCTTTACCTGCAAGAATGTTTTCATCACTTATATTTTTAAAGTATGAAGGATATTGCTTCTTCAGTTCCTCAACGGCTTTTTTCCGCTCTCCCATAGGTTTATTCAAATTGACAGCAGCCCTATATAATATATCCAATTTAACAGCTTCATCTTGGGCATTTTTCACACCTTCTTTTTGAGCTTTATTCAAATCCTCCTGAAGCTGTTTTAGATAATCAATTTCTTTTCTCGCATCAAACAGGCTACCCACCCATTTGGTTATCTCACCTCCATAACTCAATAAAAGAGTTATCCCAACAACTAAAGCCGTCTGCCAACTAAGAAGGGAACTCAATACCTGTTTAAATACAGGTGTAGCAGTCTGCCCCGATTTTTTAAGAAGTTCATATTCCACCCTTGCTTTCTTTAACTCATCAATAAATATAGGAAGGTTATTGGATATGGCAAGAAAGAAAGTATTGGCACTAATAGACAAAGCCGGAAGTTCTCTCGCAATCTGTTGTATGGAAACATTAAGCCCATTCCAACCCGAAGCATAATTACCTACATTACGTTGGTAATTGCCCATCTGTGCATCTATATCCTTTAGTTGTTGATTCAGCTTGCCGATATTGTTTAAAATATCCATACCTTTTGCCCCCTCGCGTGCAGCTTGTGAAAGATTATAATATTCCTTTTCCAACTGAAGCATTGAAGCCTTCATCTCGTTATAGCTTCCTGTTGTGGCAATCGCTACCTGTGTATGATTTCTCAATATCGCCGAATACTGTTTATTCTGCTCTGTCAGCGTGCGTAACTGAGATACCGTAGCATCTCTTTTGGACTTGTATTCCTCTTCGCTGATAGCACCTTTCTTATACTCCTTCGATAATTCCCTCAAAGATGTTCTTAATGCTGAAATTGTTTCTTTGTTATCACTTAACCTACTGTTCAATTCGGAGGCTTGTGCATCAAAAGCCTTTACCGTCTGACGGATTGAATCAAAATCAGCAGCAGTCATGGATATTTTCTTAGATGCTTCTTGAAATGAAACAGAAGCATTTTCCGCATCTTGTGACACGTTTTTCAGATCTTCGGAAGCACCTCTCAAATTTACTTTTACTTCCGTTATTTTGTCTGCCAATGTATTCAATGGCTTGGTAAGAAGCTCTATCTTACGGGAAATATCGGTCAATAACTTTAATTGACTAGCCTGTAATTCAGACAACCTATTTTGAGAAGCATATAATTTGGTAATTGTAGCATTATAACTGTCAACTTTAGACTGGTATTCTCTTAGATTACCCGGCTTAAAATTTATGCCATCACTTAATTGTTTCGTGAAATTCGCATATTCGGAAGATGTGGTTTGAATATTAATCCTTATCTCATTCAACTTCTTAACGATGTTAGGATCAATCGCATCAGTAATTTTAAATTCTGCTCCTGCCATGGTCTTTTCGTAAGTTTTGGGTAGTGCATGACTTCATGCACCTTCTAAGAGCAAAGATAGTGATTTTATTGATATTATGAAGATAAGGAAATAAAAAAGGGAGAAGTTTTTGCTTCTCCCAATGAAAAAGGATTTTATTTTTTTTCTTTCTTTAAATTATCAAATGAAGGAAATTCCTCGCCTAGTTTATCAAACCAACTTTGATATTTTAATTGCAGATAATGATAATATGTTTCAAAATCTTTAACTTTACTACAAGAAACTAAACTATTCATATCACGACTTCCCCACATTACTTTTAACAAATATTCTTTTGCATCACCCTTACTCTTATTGTACAGCAAAAAAAGGAATTTTGAATACGACTCAGGATATGAAGATTCAGACTTGTTATAAGGGAATCTCATTTTTCTTACAATTTCATTTACATTATCAGCCATTCTCCATAGTTTAAAGAATAAAATAATTTGCAAGATTGCAAATATGACCATAATTAATTCTAATACTACCATAATACTTTTTTTATATAGTTATAATAATTTGGTTATTTTCAGCAAAGTAATATACTTTTAAAATCAAATCAAAACATTACGACACATTTGTTTACAATTTAGAATATTGTCTAAATAAATTATAAACATAGCATTTCAATCTTCATGTTTAAATTTCACCTTCTCACTTCTTTTCCCAGTGCATACAATCAGTTTGAGATGCTTGCCGTATATCTGTTCAAGTCTATTATTTTGTTCTTCCATTTTTTGAAGTATAATTTCAAGTTTATCTATTGTTTTCATAGTCTTTTCGGGTTATGTTGCGAATCGCAACGTTAACGGATGTAAATATTCTGCCCACCTCGTAAGATAAGGTGGGAAAGACTTGATTAATATGTAAGATTTAAATTAGGCTATTTTCATCAATTTTCCGTCAGAACGTTTGCCACCAAACAGGTAATTGATGTATGCAAGCCCTTTCTGTGTGCATAGCACAACCATCACGACAAAGCCCGGATGATTATCTCTTGGGATAGGCTTTTCTTTCATCTCAAAGTAGCCTGCATCAATATATTTCTGTTTTGGCTCATTCCTGTTAGCAAAGAATACTCCTGCTTCACGAAGCTTCTTGAACAAGGTATTTCGTCCGAATGGTAAGCCGAGTATCTTGGCAGCCTGTCCTATATCACATTTGCCTTCCATCGCAAAGGCTTTGTCAGCGAAGTCCGCTTTGGGCTGGAGTTTCTCTATCTTAGCATCTTTCTGTTCGATTTGCTTTTTCTGTTGCTCCGATTCAATACGCATCCGTTCTTTCTCCTTTTCAGAAGCTACCAAAGCCTCCAATGCTTCAATGTAGGTGCTAGGAGTTTGAAAATTCCCGTTTTGTTTGTCCCTTTCCAATTCTTCCCAACGATCTATAATCTTTTCCCTGAGTTTTGCATCGTATCCGCTGGCAAGGATTAGGCAACCTTTCTTTGTAAGTTCATAACAAGGTCTTTTCTCACCCTTTTTATCGGTGTATTCAACCTCCACAAAATTGTGGGCGTTTACTCCTTGATTAAGTAAGTTTCTGATGTCACGTAAGATAGCATCATGTCGCTTTCCAGTGAGTTCAGCTATTTCAAGTGAACTCATCGTTTCTTTGTATAAAATTAAATCTGTCATAACTTGTAGCATTTAAAAGTTATTTATGAAGGCAATAGGCAAACAAAAAGCGGTTACCATATACGCTGCTACAAGTTGATAGTCTACCCCGAAGAGCACACAATAACTTACGTATAGGCAACCGCCAATATCCTAAAGTATGAGCATAAAAAATACCCATATAAAATATGAGCAACTTAACCGCTTGCTCTGCGAGATAGATAATTCTATCAACTTGTAGCACTGCAAAGGTACAACAATTCCTTAAGCTACCAAACGAAAACAATATTTTTTTGAAGGCTATTTTTTGAAGATCCTCCACTGAACATCCCAACTTATCTGCTACTTCATCAAATGTTAAGCTATTATTCATTTTTATTTCCATGATCATGCAGCCATTAAAGATTTAAACTTATTCAGAAAATACACCTGACCTTTACCTGTAACGTAACAGGTATGTTTTATAAAAATGGGATTTTCACCCGATACTATCGGTCTTTCTTTCACGAAGAACAATCCCATTTCTGCCGCCCTCTGTGTAGGCATATAGTCATTTATATATTTATTCTTCGATCTGCTGTATCGCTGCCTTCTGATAAGGAACTTGTTCTCTACCATCCATTCATAAAGCCTTATTTCTCCAATCTTATATCCGTTTTGGGTGATAAGTTTCGCAAGATCTCCTATGAGAATATTGGTAGACGAACTTGTAAAACATTCTTTGAAAACTACAGCGGGTTTTGTTTCTTCTATAATAGACTGCTTCTCCTGTTCCTTCTTCTGCACTTCCAATGCCAATCGTTGCTTTTCCTCCCGTTCGCTCTTTAACTGTGTAGCTAGACTGATAACCAAGTCGGGATTGTTAATCATTTGCTCCAGGGTTGGCTGCGTGGCGGTCATGCCGTATCGCATCAACTCATCAAGTTTTTCAGTACACCACAGTTTCAAATCAATGTCTAACCATTGACAGAAATCAACTACTATTAATCTGTGCATCCAAGTACCACCTCCGTTATGTGATGAACCTGCCTTTGATATAACTAATTGATTTTCAGAAATACCATATTTTCTTGTAATTGCGTTAATTAATTGATTTGTAGCAGGTAAGGACAAATAATCATTGGGACGCTTTCCGTAGATTTTAGCAAGCTGTGTGGCGTTAACCATAACATCATCTTTGATGTCAAAAAGTACTTCGTTCCCATTATAGGAGAAAGTCTTGCTCGTTTCGTGAGCTGACGCAATCTGTACGGTACTATTATTCCCGTTCAAATAGATTTCATTTGGTTGTAGCATGAAATGAAATTATTTGTTATTAAATAAAAAAGCAGACAAATATCCTAGTTTGCTACAACCTACCATTGCCATTGGGCGATGATACACGGATATCGTCTGCCTATATTTTAATATATAAGTTTCCTTACGGGCATAAAAAATCCCATTGGCATATTTAATAGTAAGTTGTAGCACTACAAAGGTACAACATTTTTTCAAACAAACAAATAATGAAAATATATTTTTCATTGTTATTTTCACACGCATAATATCCATCTTTCTAATGACTTTCAACACGCCACAATATGCCTTACCTGTAATTTCTGCAATTTGCAGTGAACTTATTGTTCTTTTTTCGCCATTTTCCCCATCAATAGGTATTAACTTATTAAAATTTTCCATATCTTTGCGATATAAGATTAATATTGTTCCCCGTTGGCGGCTCAGTCACTTCCGCCTTCGGGGATTTATTTTGACTGATTGTAGCAGGTGAGGGATCGAACCTCATTGTGCCATTATTCACTCCTGCTTTCCTTCCTTATACTATCTATACCGTACCCTATCCCTCACCTACCTAATATTTAATTAGGAAGCTGGGTTAACATTCAGACTACATAATATATAACTGAATGTTTGTGCTGATTATACAGTTCCGCCCTCACCTGCCTAAGAGTCTTATCTCTTAACTTGTATCTCGGTCTCTTGTCAAAGTGGTAAAATCTTTGTGAGTCGCCTGTCGTTGGTACGTGGAACGGAGCAGGACATTACAAGAGTTATAATCAACAGAAGAGCCTTTTTATCTCACGGCTGTCATTGGTTTAATCCAAAGTTCCGCACGGTGGGCACTGATAGAACCGATTGTATGGATTTAATCTAACTTATAGGAAAGAAAAAATCCGTTGCTAAAGTAGAGAGGCAACGGATTTCCAAATATAAAGAAGGCTCACGTTTGAGCGATTGTTTAATCATGTGTCTGTTGCCTCTCTACTTGCAACGGCTACAAAGGTAAATGATGTTTTTACATTATACAACACATTATAAATCAATACAAAACAATCTAAAGCATGCTGTAATGTAAAGTAATGCAGAGTAACGCAAGGTAATTAATGATATGGCGTTTTTATACTATAATTTAGACAAAATCTAAATTACAACATAAATGATAGTTTTGTTTTTCAATTAAAAAATAAATATCTTTTCGCACAAGACATTTGAGGAAAAATCAATATTTACATTGGGAGAACATTGGGATATTTTCGGTAATACAATTTAGTCAATGTAGATTTAAGGCTGTTATAGTCTTTGATAAAGCCTAAATCTATCCATTGAGCTATCTGTAATTCTAACTCATATAATTCGCGGATTTTATCTTCATCGCCAATCTTATTACGCATTTCTGATTCATGTTTGCCATAAACTATGATGTTTAGAGACTTGGCTAAGTCCTTAATCTTTTTCTGGAATATATCCCCAGGGAGTATTGAACAAACGGCATGACACATAGCAGGATAAGCATCTCCAGCTAAATTACGGTATTGAATCATCTCATCATATACGAAGCGTATTACCTTTACTTCAAAGCGAGGATTAATCCACATGGCAAATTTGGTAAATAAGAAAGGATGCATCCATACTTCTTCTTTAGGTCTGCCAGCTTTACCCTTCTCTTTAACCTTACTCTTCTTAACTACCTGATTATCAATTTTAGGGGAATTTTCCCCTAAACCATTTTCACGTTCTTCAGCTATGAGCGCTTCTATAAAATCTCCAGTTCTTTTAGCCAAAAGAAACTCATCCATTTTTCTTTGTTCATTTCCTTTTACTGAATTCCATTGACGTAACAAGTCCCCACCGTCAAAATAGCTATCTTTTGTTCTCTGACTAACTGTAAATTCACCCATTGGGCGAATCATGATTTGATTCGTTTTCATGTCTTTTCGTTCACAAGATGTTCCGTACATCTTAATACGGGATATAAAAAAATGCGGCAACCGATATAGAGGAGTCGGCCACCGCATCATATCCATTACTCTTAATGAATATATAATATCTTTCTATGCGAAACCTCTATCTATCGCTGTTGCTAAATTAATAAATAATACGGGAAACGCCAAAATAATAGAATGATAAAAATCACCATTTTACGGAAATATGAATTCAACAAACTCACCCGACCAGTTTTCACCTTCACGACAGAATTTATACACATCTCCAACCTTGTATAATATATAAACACATTCATCCATAACAGCAGCCTTCTCTGCGATTGATCGCATATGCTCCATTTCCCTCATTGACTTATTCCCTTGGCACAAGCAGTTTTTCATAATTCGGTTCAATTCCATTTTTTGTTAATAATACTTTATAGTTCGCACCTCCTTATAAATTTCTCAATAGAGGGCATAAGCCTGTACGTAACATAATGCCTCCTTGCTTTGGAGCTTACCTTGAAAATTTTATAACCATATTTCTTCTCAATATCAGAACCAAAAGAAACGCCATAGCTGGCAATCCTTATACCATTTGATATTGGTATTGCCGTGATGGAACTATAAAAATCTCCACGTATGATAAGGTTTGGAGTATTGTTCCCTCTTGCAGAAAAACCCAGATATGAAGGTTTCGGTTTCTGTATCTTTGTCTTCCAATTTTTATAGCGTTCGGCGTTTTTCTTCCAATGCTCTCCATAAGTTTTTTTAAAGTATGGGTCCTCTGTATATCCGGGAATTAAAGGACTTTCATCGCCATCAACACCACTATATAGCTGTTCTCGTATATATTCCTCAAACTGAGGAACATCCCTTTCCATCTTATCCCTTATCATTGGCTGAATGCCATCAGCCAATTTCTTCCAACATCTCGCGTATTCCTCCAATGTCATAGCAAAACGGGGGATCAATCTCCCCCGCCTCCTAAATTACTGTTATTGATAATTCTATTATATACGGAAACCAGCCTTGATTTCCGCCTTTCTCTAGAAATGTCCTTCCAGAATACATCTATATTCTGAGCGACAAACTCATCCAATGAAAGTTTGACCACCTCGGACTCTATAAATGTGACTCCATTAATTCTCATTGTACCCATTGTTCAATTCCAATGACCCCATTAGCCTGTAAAATAGAAGGAGATTTAAGCACCGGCACACCTCCTGTCGCTGTAAGCACACCGTTACTGTATTCCAGTGCTGATGCACCAGAAACGACCGTTGAAGCCTTCTCAGACAATATAGATCCATAATATGCAGTAAGATCCGTGCGGTCATAATGATCCACGAGCTTATATGTATTTTCAGGAGATGTCATTTTGACAAACTCAACGTAATTCAATCCCTTGAGAACATTTTCCAAATTGACACCCGCTTGCTTTACAGACATGTTTTTCATCATCTTCTCGGTATCGGAATACATCGCATTAAACGCAAGATAAGCCTTCTGACCGCTTGAATCATAAGCCTGTCCTGTAGGGTAAACACCAGATAATGCAAAACCCGCAAGTTCATCTGTCCCGTCATCTTCTCCGTAGATTACATTATTCTTGTCAAAAACATACATATCAAACAATGTATCCTTGTTGGCTACAAGATTAGCTTGTAAAGCTAGATTAAACTTACGCAACGTGAATGTATCCGTCCTTGCCGAATAGCCCGTTATTTCCGACCCGGCATAACCATTTTCTGTTGTATTGGGTTCACCGCCGCTTACCGCGTATTCCGAAAATCCTGTAATAGGATAAATTCTGTCCGGATAATCAGCATGACAGGCTTCCTCCAAAGCCTCAGCAGTCAATTCTTTGGGCAGTTTTTTGCCATGAATGACCAATATAACACCTGCGACCTTGTCCGGTTGCAGGGGGCAGTAACTCATTCCAGTATTAAATCCGGACGTGCTGCCGCACTCTCTAATATCTGTTCGCATAACAATTCTGATTTTTAACTGTTAAATCCAAATTCTTTATTTCAATAGCATCTATCTTTTCGCCAACTTCCTTACCGTCAACATCAACAGCGCCACGTCTTCCAAAACTATAATTTTCTGAATATGTATGGCTTACAATACCGGAGTAACCGAAATCAAATTTATCACATTTTTTTAACTCTTCTATGAATCCGTAATACAAAGGTCGAAGAATACCTTCAAAAGATATCTCACGACGTTGTTCATTTGTATACTTTTCCAGTGTATTGGTAGCGATTATTATGTTTACAGATGCCTTACAAAAATAATTCTCACTATCCCTTTCCTCGTCTAAGGGAACATACAGCCCTATCATTGGGAATTTTCCCGATGCTGTCACCCTGCTTTTCCCAAGAAGAAGAAGTGTTTCCCTTATATAAGAACTGTCACCATATATGTAATTTATCTGTTGATCCATTCTTTTTGACAAGGAAGCACATACATCTGATATTATATCAATTATCATAACCCAAAGGAATTAATTGTTTCCATCAATTCGAAATCGGTGGCGATATCCGGATAGTCCGCATTATTGCCTTGAAGCCATCTCACAAGTCTGATATTCATTCTTACCATGTCGTTCCATGCAAACATCATTTTCCTTTCGGGACTTACAAGACGGCCATCATCTCCATCAGCCTTCACTCCTGTAATAGTCGCCTGAGTGTGATTATGTCTCAAGTAATGGAAGTATATATAGTTGGCGATGGGGGATTTGGAAATCTCCCTATCGCCATCACTATATTTCATGACAAGATGCGCTATAAGATCATCCCATCTTTTTTCCTTAGTTTTTCCATCGTTGGAAATATAGGATGAGAATTCCTTATACAACTTTTCCCCTAGGAGCTTCTCTAAATATTCCGGCTCATATTGCATTACAAAGCCTTGAAGGCTGTCAACAATTGCCTTATTAGTCTCAGAAGGAGTATGTATATTCAATACTGCACCTTCGATATCAAGAATACCACCTTGGAAAAAAGTATAATCCACCAACATTACACAATATCTTTGAGGTTCTTCTTTTTATTGAACAAATCTTCAGCACCGATTTTCTTAGCGTCTTCCATCAATTCCGAAGGAACAGTGGCAACACGTCCATCTTGGAAGAACTTACCTGCAAGTAACATATTAACACTTACTTTATCACCTTTTTTATAAACGGCCCCGTCCTTTGCGAACTCAACCTCATAAGTTTTAGTCAAATTTACTTTCATAATGTTTAATAAATTTATCCGCCAATACCGGCAGGGGTTATAGCTTCAATAACGGTCGCAATCTTATCCTTGACAAATGCAGTTTTATATTGCTTTTTAATATACACCATAAGACGTTTTTCACCAAGGATAGTCACCATATTTTTAGTGAAATCATCATTTTCCCATCCAAGTGTAATGGTAAGAACCCATACATCACGGATGTTAAGATAGTTAAAATCGCCAACCCAAATATCACCTTGTTTGATTGCAGTGCTGGTTTCCACTTTCAAACCTTGAATCAGTTCATCACCAATACGGAAAGGACGGAGATATTGTCCATTAACATCCTTAGTCAACTGCATCTGTGCATAGTCAAGAGGATGCATAAGCACAAGGTTTGGACGATAAGCCATATTGGACATTGATACAATCTGTGTATACATACCAACAATAACATCATAAGTGTTGGGTTTCTCTACTTTCAGAGCTGTCAAAGAGAATGTAGGTATATCACTCCCAATCCCTTTAATCTGACCGCCGGAACCAGTACCAGACAGAATACCTTCTTCTTCTTTCAAACCAATACGATTGATAATCTCAGCCCTAACCTCCGCAACCAACTGAGGCAAATCAGATAATGTTTCTTCGGTTACTTTTGTGCCAAGAGCCACTTTGCCAGCATTGATAGTAACTTCTGCCAATGTACCGCTCATCATAGGCTTAAGACCGCCTTCTGGAACCCATTCGGCTTCTTCTTCACCCGGATTGAACTCCGCATAAGTCAATGATCGTGTAGATATTGCTGCCACATTGGCAAATTTACGGATTACAGTCTGGGAACGTGGATCAACAGATAACTGACTATCAATTGTCATGTTATAATGTGGTGCCACACCCGTACTCTTCAAGGGATCAACCTCCTTCTTGTTTATAATAAGCGTAAGGCTTTTCTTAAAACCGGGGGACTGCTTACAAGCCGTTTTCAAGTCCACAGTTTTCTCTCCGTGCTTGCCTACTGTGATGAAATCCTTCAATTGCTCTTCAATCTGCTGGTCTACAGACTTGAACACCATTTGCCCGTCTTCATTCTTATGCATTGCACCTTTCATGCGAACGATTATCTCTTTCATCTCACCAAGTTCCTTACGCACTGTATCCAATTCCTTTTCGGAATCTATCTTTTGAGAAACCTCATTTAATTTATCCTCAAAAGTTTTTTTGTCGATAGTATCGTCCATGAAATCGCCTACAGTAGCGTTTATTGCGTCCTGCAACGCCTGTAATGACTTCACGGAAACCTCATCCATTACCGACAAATCAATTTTGCTTAAAAAGTCAAATTTCATGCTTCTTTAAGTTTTAAAGGTTTTGTAAATAGTTTTATTTTTTCATCGGCTCCCTCTTCATCAAGTGGCTTGTCTGCCGGCTTGTATCGAGCGAGTGACATCGCTTTTCTTACTAACATTTGGATTTCCTCCCTCTTTCTTATCGGAAGTCCTTTACATACATCACTTATTTCAACCGGAAGTGACTCCAACGCACTTTCATATTCTTCTGCCGATTTCAGACCAAGATATTCAGTTTCTCCGTTACATCCTATGGACACTACGGATATCTCATACAGAATGACTTCCTTTACAACCAAGCAATCACGTTCCCTGTCATATTCACATTTTTCCCATACATAACTATAACCTATAGAGAACTGGTTCAAAGTGCCACTTTCAAGCTGCTTCAACGCTTGATTTCCTCTTTCCACATCATCAATAGACGCTTCAAAGTAAAGCCCTTTCTCATCTTCTTGCAGAAGCGTAATGCGTCCTATAGGCTCATGCATGTCATGCATCCACAACATGATAATCTTATCATTAGCAGAACTTCCCGGGCCTCTCTCCTGTATGCTTTTTGAAAAACAACCTTTCAGGAGCATGTCACCGGACTTATCAATGTTATTGAAAACCGCAGCATAACCACTGATAGTTCTACTGCCAGAATCATATTGTATCTCCTTTGCATAAAAAGCTAAGGATTTATACTGCTTCCCCAACCTGTTCTTGTATTTGCTTGTCTCCATCATTATTTATTTCACTTTTAAATTCTCCCTTAGGGTTATCAGGATCAATATCTGTAAAATTGGACATTTCGGTTCTTGCTTCTTCAAAAGTAATCAGCCGATTGTTATACAATGAAGCTACAGCATTAGAGGCTGTAGACAAGGCATCCGCCAATTCTTTCATATCCTTTTGAAGGCAAGGGACATGAGTGAAGTCCATTTTGATTATTGCCCTGTCCTTACATATAGCATTAGTCAGAACCTCTGTTATAGATTCACTGTCAGGGATAATAAGATCCTGATATGCCGCTTTCTTTGCTTGAGAAGAGTTATCATAAGTACTTCCTTGTATAATCAGATTGGGGTCAAAGCCTATCGTCTGAGCTATCGCTTCCAAACACGCCTTATCCTCCTCATGAAGCTTCAATTGGTCTGTATTTGACCCCAATGTAATCCACCCTAGTTTCTTAGGAGTCACCATGATTTCATACAACTTATGCACTATACCATATTTCCTTTTGAAATCATCCTGCAATTTCTTGGATTCAGACGGAGTAATAGCTGCATTCCCTACGTCAGTCGTATCATTCCCGTATAGTATCCCTTTAGGTCCTCCATTAACAATAAGGTTTCCTCTCCCTATCAGTTGAGCCATATAGTTTCGAGTATGAGTAGATAATGCGTCCACAGGGGAGTGGAAGGTAATTCTCCCTCCATTATTACTTGGAATATCCATTATCGAATCGTATATGACAAAATACTCCTCATCACCAAGTTCTATATTCTCATTTCCCCAACGTATATATACCTTACTAGCAATTGAAGAAAGCTCTGTTTGAGTAAACGGGCCCTTACCGAATGATTCCATGTAGAATAATTCGGGAGGTATTACCATCATGGATTTAGGGAGATCAGACTTTAAAGCTCTTAGTGTATAGACAGGGCAAAATCCGAAACACTTCAAAGATATCTCAATCTGCTTTATAAAAGAACGCCCACTCTGTATCACATTCGGACGATTCAAAAGAGTCACAATGTCTTTAAAACTCCTCTTCTCGTTTCCGTTAATATCCGTCACATAATACCGCCCATTCTGCATCATTCTTCCGCAATGATCTAGAACCATTGCAAACGGCCAACATTCATGTAAGGCTCTTGATTTCCCTTCAACGGTCGACATGTCAAAATCTATATTCCCTCTATTGTCAGAAAACAGATTTTCCACCCATTTAGGAACATAAATAAAATTACCACCATCATCTTTACCATGATAAGTAGCATCACTATACATATCCTTATTCGACTTCTTTAAAGAAGGTATCTTAAACCATTGTTTCATTGTTCAACAATAAAGGCAACCGCCGTTATAATACAGCAATTGCCTCCACAGTGATCACGTTCTAAAAGTGGGTATGGTGTAACTTCACACCATGAAGGCTATTGCCTGCTACAAAGGAACAAATTAATTTATTTATTAACAAACAATTTAAATATTATTTTTGTTTAATCTAAATTAAAATAACAGATTATACAACATATATTTTATTAACCTTTTTTCCATGTGGATACAACCTGTTTGATATCTTTGCTATTGTCTTCTTGGGAAAATGGGATAGAGAGTAGGGCGTGGATTGAACGGCTGCTGTGCTTTTTGCTAGCGGTCGTTCTTTTTTTGTATTCTTATTTGCGAAAGAGAGAAGCAATATTTATCTTTGTGGAAGCGTGTGAAGATGCACGCCACATTGATTATGACGAAAAGACATACTACATATTTGATAAAGCCAAGAGCTTGTTGCGGATTAGTTTCCGTGGCAGGCTCTTTTTTTGTCATACAAAATAAAGGTTAGCTTGAAAATCGGGTAATCCAAAACGTGTAATTAAAGGATTAAAAAAGGATTGAACTATAATTTTTGTATAATGAGAAAGGAGACAAAAGAAAACATTCAGTATTCAACTGCCGTGGGGATGCTTGTACTGGGAGCGTCCTTGGCTGTGGCCGGCTTTGTGTGCTCGGAACCTATGGGTCAGATACACGACAGTGTATTGTGGTTGTTTGCTCAATGTCTGTTGTATGCCGGTAGTGTTTTTGGCATCAGCATCTATATTAACAGTCGCTTTAATAATTTAATAGAGAAATTAAAAGAAAAGGAGGGAAAGAAATGAAGAGTTTACCAAGAGGTCTTAGAAATGCAAATCCGGGTAATATCCGAATAACAAAGGATAAATGGCAGGGATTGAGAGAAAAACAGACAGACAAGGAGTTTTTTCAGTTTGTAGAAATGAAATGGGGTTATCGTGCTTTAATCCGTACATTGCAGAATTACAGAAGGAGACACAACTGTGTTTGTATTGCAGACTTTATTACAAGATGGGCCCCACAGACAGAGAACAATACAGGGGCTTACATCAGACGGGTATGTCAGGATATGCAGGTACCTTCAGTATATGTTCCGGACATTGAGGATAAAGATACGATGTGCTCTTTGGCTGCTGCTATATCTTATGTTGAGAATGGTGTTCCTGCCGTAATGGAGGATATCTATAAGGGATGGGACCTGCTATGAAACTAAGGATCTATATATGGATTGCGGTAGCGATAGCATTGCTATTGCTGTTTGGATCATGCCGGAGCATAAGGTATGTCCCGGTGGAAACAATAAGGACTGACAGTCTTTATCTTACCGTGCATGAACGTGATTCCATTCACATTAAGGATTCTATCTATGTAAAAGAGAAAGGCGATTCAGTATTAGTTGACAAGTGGCATATAGTCTACCGTGACAGGACAATTCGCGATACAACCTATATAGAGAAGGAGAAAGAGGTAGAAATTCCCTATCCTGTGGAGAAGGAATTAACATGGTGGCAGAAGACAAAATTAGAACTAGGAGAGTTATCTATAGGTGTTATATTAGTATTGCTAATCGTAGTCATTTGGCTGATAAAGAAGAAGGGAGGTGCAAGATGAGATAGCAACATCAAGTATTATTCGCCACAGGTAGAAGTGTGGCATATAATAGAAAAACTCATTTAATAAAAGTAATTCTTTCAGGGGCTTAGAATCAAAAAAAAGCCCCCAACGTTCAAATAATTATTGCCACATAAAAATTTGAAAAAGCATAAGACACCGTACGTTGGAGGCTTAATATCTTCAACATGGTATCTTATGCTTTGTTTATGTATATATCAAGTTTTTTATGTGGCATGGCAAAGATAAGAATAAAAACTAGAAAAAACATGTGCAAGTCAGAAATCTTTGCCAAAATAATTAATATTGTTTCAAAAGAAACAGAAGTGTCTGTTGACCAAATATTATCGTCTGATAAGAAGATGGAGACAGTGGATGCCCGGTATCTTCTTGTATCTCTTCTTTTCGAAAGTGGTATGTACCCTTCACAGATAGCCGTTCATATCCACAAAACCAAACGTGCAGTTAACTACATGATATCTAATTTCCATGAGAGGATAGAGAATGGGAAAATGATGAGAATATATTGGGATAATATAAAGAATTTGTTGGGAAACAACTGATTCCTCATGAGATATGATATATATACTTTTGTGAACGGTCGATTTTGACCGGGATACAAAATACAAATACTTATGGAACGAACTTATGTTTTTAACCAAGACGGTGGAACCGGAGCAAACAATGGTCTGCTTGCGTCCATTCTTCCGTCCTTGCAGAGCCGTGGAATTGACACAGGCTATCTGATGGGGCTGATGGGAGGAAATGGAAACGGCGGCTTTTTCGGAAACAATGGAGGTTTTCAGGACATCATTGCATTGATTGTGATTGCAGCCATCTTCGGTAACGGAAACTTTGGATTCGGTGGCAACAACAATAAGGGTGCCGATGAAGGAAGAGAAATGATCATGCAGACACTTAACCGGAACGGTGTGGACATTGCATCATTAGCCCAAGCTGTTAACACCTCTTCAGACCAAATCCTTGCCGGTATTAACTCTGTATCACAGGCAATCTGCGGTCTCGGTAACCAAATGGGTCAGAACACCAACAGTATCCTGACTGCGATTATGCAAGGTAACAACGCTCTGACATCTCAGATCTGTAGCTGTTGCTGCGATATGAAACAGCTTGTAACCACACAAGGATACGAGAGTCAGCTTGCAATGTGCAACCAAACTAACGCATTAATCAACACTGCTAACCAAAACACATTGTCATTGCGTGACGGTGCTACTGCCAACACGAATGCTATCCTTGCCAAACTTGATGCAATTCAAAATCAGGCATTGCAGGACAAGATCGCATCTCTTACTGCGGAAAAGGCTACTTTAACAGCCGAAATATCCCAGCGTAATCAGAACGCCACTATCCTGAGTGCAGTAGGACAACAGATTGCTCCTTTGGCAGCCGGATTGCAGGCATTACAAAGCGATGTTGATGGAATCAAATGCAAGCTCCCCAATACTGTGAGTGTTCAATACCCCAATTTAACCGCTATTAATACAGATTGTTTCCGTGCAGCCGCCTACGGTGCATATATGGGTGACGCTGTATACGGACGTAGTGGATGTGGTTGCAACAACTACTGGGGTTAATCCGGTAAGAAAGGAGGTAGATATGTGGCCTAACTTTTTTACAGGATTCCCATTCCCATCAATCGGAAGAGCAAACTTCAATACTCTTCCTACGGTGGCTGTGACAGTCGGTACGGAGAATGTTACTCTTGAACTCCCTAACCATGCGTTCCGTAACAGGGATTATGTTGGGGGATTCTATATCAGTCTCCGACAAGCTATACCTGCCGGTACGACTGCTACACTTCCGATATTGATAGGAACTAATGGGGACACAAGACCGTTGATGGCTTATAACAATGAGCCTGTGACTGTTGCAAACTTGGCTGGAACCGGCATCTATGAGATTCATTATAACAAGTACACCAACGAATTGTATCTTGTTAATGGAGGGTACAGACCGACAACGGCTCCGGCTCCTACAGTAGAAACCGCTTCTTTACGGAGCAAGTAATAATTAACATGGAGTTTTGTGGTGGTTCCCAAAATGGGAATAACCACACTCCTTAAAATTAAACAATCATGTTTCAATCACTTCGTACCAATAACCAATTGTATATACTTCATAAGGATGCTAACCCGTTTATCGAATACGGTCCGGTGGTCAGCGTTTCCGCTCCCAAGCCGAAATATCCTATGGCATCCCCTATGGGACAGTTGCCCCAAATGGAAATGGTTGTGGATGTTGTTGTCTGCATCAACGGGCAGAACACGACATTCCAAAATCTTCCTGCCGGCATGGATATAGCCGACTTCGGACAGAACGGGAATATCGTAGTGTCATGCTCGCGTGATGCTATGAATAACGAGGTCGCTTCTATGAAACAGAAAAGCATAGACATCATCAACAGCATGGACTTCCACAATTCCGTCATTGCAGGGTGTGACAAGATGCTTACGCTCTTGAACCCTGAATTTGCCGAGAAACAACGTCAGGAGCAGGAAATATCCTCTCTGAAAGGGCAAATGGCGGAAATGAGCAAGAATATGTCTGACCTTATGGATTTGAACAAACGGCTCATGGAACAGCTCGGAGTGGTTGAAACATCCAAAACAAAGAAATGATTATGGGAATGTGGGAAATATTAGAAGAAGGGCGTGACGATTACGGACGCGGCTTCGGTATGAGAGGTGACGAGGTGGAGGAAGCCTATAAGGAAGGCTGCCGCAAAGGTTACGAAAAAGCCATGAGAGAAATGCGCGGAGAAATGGGTTTCCGTGATGGCGGAAGAAGTTATTCAGGTGGTGGAAGCTCATCCGGCATGGATGAACGCAGATACCCCGGATACTTTCCTGAATATCCGCGTATGGATGACATGGGCGAACGCAGACGCAGACGCGCCAACGGTGAGTTTTATTAATGGTGGAGGGGTGGAATGCCCCTCTTTTTAAATAAAGGTTATGGAACAGAGATTGGATACATACAGCAGATTTCCATCGGGCATGAGGGAATATCTGGAAGCATACGGCTTTCATTTCAGCAAGAAACTTTATGAATGGGCCGTTTCAAAAATGAAGGTGAAAGACGAAGCCACGGGCAAAGAGAAAAAGCTGGAGCCGTGGAGCAAAGATGAAGTGGACGATATGCTGAAAGCGAACGGAATTACCATTGAGCACGACAAGGGTTATGACGTTGCTTATGTCGCAAACATGCTGAAAGCGGATTTCTATAAAAAATCATTGGTTGACGAGGCTCACTTATGCAAGCATATAAAATGCTACCTTGATGATATTGATGGCGATCCTTGCAGGGCGTTTGACGAGTTCTTTGCCACCTGTATAGGTAAAGGGATTCCTGTAATCTGGTCGGATGTGATATGATTATTCAGGAGTTCTACATACCGAAATATGGAGACTGGCACGTCAAAGTGTATTATGCGGTACACACCTATTGGGCGGATCGGATCATTATGGACCTATACCGTATAGGATGCAGGGGGGATTCCCTCAAGCGTGCGTATCGCAATCTGACCGAAGGCAGAATGAATACCGGTCTAACCTATTCGGACTACAGGAGAAGAGAAACAGTAATGGTTATCTCACTAACCTCTACTCCCGAAGAATTTCAAAATTCGTGGGACCACGAAAAAGGTCATTTGTGCCGGCATATCTCCAAGGCTTTCGGAATTGACCCTTATGGAGAGGAAGCACAATATCTCAGCGGATATGTCGGTCAGAAGATGTTTCCTGTTGCCAAGAAATTCTTGTGTGAACATTGCAGAAAGGGAATGGAAAAATAATAATCGAACAGAAGCGTTCTTTGACTTGTTGGAATTACCGCTAAAATAGTATATTTGTAAATTAACAATTAGTTGTATTGCAAATGTTAATGGTTGCCATTGTTTATTGTTATATAAATGGTTTTTGTTACATTTGCAATGTAAATGATATGTGATAACTATAAATATAGCAGTGTTGTCCTTGCATACTACATAGTAGCATTGATGAATCAACGTGGTCTAGAGATTAATATGACCAAGTTGCAAAAACTGTTATACATTGCTTATGGTACTTATTTGGCTATTAAAAACCAAAGGTTGACAAATGAGCATCCTCAGGCGTGGCCTTATGGTCCTGTTTTCCCAACCACGCGAAATAGGTTGTTAAAAAAAGATTTATCACTTATAAATTTATCTATTCCGGAACTTAAGGATATCCAAAAAGATACTGAGATACAATCATTAATGATGCTTGTGCTTAATGGATTTGGTACAAAAAACGCTACGACATTATCTGTTTGGTCGCATCAATCAGGTTCTCCTTGGGATAGGGTTGTTAGTCAAGAAGGGTTTACTTGGGGGGCAAGAATTCCTGACGAATACATTAAGGAGTATTTTAATACAATATTAATACGGAATGGACATTGATGATTCTTTTTTAAATAACGCAAAGTTTGATTCCAATGCAATTCCTAAAAATATTCCAAATGATACATTGGAAAATGTAGATGATATGTCTATGCGCCAACAACGTAAAGAGCGCTTCTCTCAAGACACTCGTTTTAGGCGTCATTTGGCTAACTGGGTAATGATAATTGTTCCTGCATGGCTGATGTCTGTTGTGGTGCTGATATATCTTCATGGTTATAATACACTGGATTTAGACAAAGAGGTATTAATAACTTTATTGGCAACAACGACTGTCAATGTATTGGGATTAGCTTATATTGTATTAAAAGGTATATTTCCCGAAGAATCAAAATAGCATTCTAAACGAACCGATTTCGGTAGGTTTAAAAGCATTAAGCGGTAATTCCCAACGGTTTTACCGCTTTTTTTATGTTTATATATGAAAGAAGATAAGTTGAACATATTGCTTGAACATGCTGATGATGTGCCTCACTGGTATTTTTGTCGTTTACTTGCTGTGATGCGATGGAACGTATAGAGAGGTGGATATACAGGCTGATACCTCTTGTCGTGTTGGCAAGGGTGATATCGTTGTGCCTATGAACTAAAAGCGATAACTCATAAGCACAACGGATGGATTTATATAATACTGTTTAATTTTTCCGCATGTTTTTCTACTGAACTATTTAGAATTTTTGCATAAACTTGTGTGACTGAAACCTTTGTGTGCCCTAGCATCTTAGACAACGTTTCGATAGGTACGTCATTTGCTAAAACAACAGTGGTAGCGAATGTATGCCGGGCTATGTGACTGGTTAAGGGCTTTTTTAAACCGATAAGTTCAGCTATGATTTTAAGGCTTCTGTTAAATGACTGTACAGTAGGGACTGTAAATTTATAATCGTATTTTTTTAATATTTCCATTGCTGGAGTAAGTATAGGTGTGTAAAATTTGGTTCCGGTCTTGATACGTTCTCCGTCTATATATGCAACTCCGTTATGTTCTACAGTACATCTGTCATAATCAAACATGTATAAGTCAACCCATGATAAGCCGGTATAGCATTGAAATATAAACTGGTCACGTACTTTTTGTAATTGTCGATCATTCAACTCTATATTGCGGATAGATTGCAGTTCGTCCATTGTGAGAGGCTGTCTTGTTTTATATCTACCATGTTTATCTTTGAATACCCTGTAAGGTGTGTCCTCGATAAGTCCAAGCCGAAGCGCTTCATTAATATAAGGTTTTATTCTCTTATGGTATCCATGTATTGTTGTCTGTCCTCTTGTTGGATCTTCTCTTCTTATAAACCTGTCAAATAAAGCTATATTTTCAGGAGTGATATCGTCAAATGTTTTAATTACTCCGGAGCGTTTTAGAGCTTCCAGTGCTATAAGGTGCGCTCGTTTGGTTGACCATTTAAGATCCCTTCTTTGTAACTCGTCATAAGCGAAATCTAAAAATGACGATTTAGACTTTACGTGTTTTTCGTTATAAAAAATATTAAAGTTTTTTAGATTGATGTCTTTTCCTTCTTTTCTGATATTTTTGATAATATCATCAAACTTTTTTACATATTGGGTTATTGCTTTATTTAATTGTTTGAATTTAGCGTGACGTACCACAAATTCTCCATCCCATTGGTTTGAATACAGTTCAATGTCTGTTGAGATCCATTTCCTTTCTGTACGTGAGAATTTAATTTCAATTTCAACCTTAGCTGATTTCTCCGGTGTTGCTTTCTTTTTTCTGTCGAATACCGGCTTGATTTTCCATGTTTCCATACTGTTTCTTTTTAGTTTATAATTTGTTAATTATGGTAAATGTGATACCAAGTGTGATACCAGCTGTGATACCAGGAACAAATTAGTATCACAAATAGTTCAACAGTGTAATGATAAGTAATGCACAGTAACGGCAGTAATCATTAGTAAGATTACTTAAACACGTTGAAGATCAGTCGATTAGATTTGTAAAATATTGATTTATAGCCTATTGGCGTAAAATAAAAAAAAGGGGGCATTTTGACCCCCTTGAGCCGAAACCGGGACTCGAACCCGGGACCTATTCATTACGAATGAATTGCTCTACCAACTGAGCCATTTCGGCAACTGTTTTTTCTGCAATATCGGGTGCTTTTCTGAAAAAGCG